ATTATGAGTAATATATTCAAGAAATTCGAGGGCCGGAAGGTCCGTGTCCAGATCGTGAACGGTTTCGGTCTTCCGGTTGACCGCCACGGTTATGTGGAAGTTGAGGAGAACTGGGCTTATCTTTACGAGAAAGGCCAGAAGGGGAACATATACATTATGGCGATCAACACCAACAAGAATAGTGTGGTGTCGGTTGAAGTTATTAACCAGTAAAATAAGTACATATATGATACAAATAATATTCAGGGTACAGACCGATATCGGCAAGTACATTACCAGTTCGACAATAGAATACCGTCTGTTCGGTATCCTATTGTGCAGAAAGACGTACTATTATCCTCCGGAAGGTTCCAGTGGGGAGTACTTCAGAGCTTGATTTCGTTTTTTCTCATGGCCTCTCTGACCTTGCTTACTTCCTTTCGGAACTCATGAAGTAGAATGGCATCAGAAAACAGGACACTTTTTCCATTAAGTTTGGCTTGGATTTCCGCCATCTTTTTGTAGAGGACGTACTGCTGGATCATGAGACGTTCGAAGTCGTATTCACTAATCATACCGAATTGATTTTTTAGAGTTAAACATTTTTTTTGACTTTTGCAGCTACAAAAGTAGCAACCTGTCCCGGTTCGTGATGAATAGGGGCAGCCTTTTAAAATAATTTAAAACAGTAAGTACCATGCAGATAGACATCAACACCCGTAAACGGTTAAACAAGCCCGAGAATTATTCGGCGTTTTACAGCCTTTTGAACCGCCTTCCGACATCGGATCGTGACGCACTGAAGGAAAGCATCGTTTCCCAGTACACGGAGGGACGTACCACGAGCCTGCGTGACATGACGCTGAAGGAATACAGTGCCGCCGTGGCCGCCATGCAGAAGCTGGTACCGCCCACTTACCAGGAACAGCTCCGGAAGATCCTCCGCCAGAAGCGCTCCGCGGTATTGCACCAGATGCAGTTGTTGGGCATTGATACGGCAGACTGGGACAAGGTGAATTCTTTCTGTTTGGACAGCCGTATCGCCGGCAAGGAGTTCCGTGAACTTGACTGTGAGGCGCTGGACACATTGCAGGTGAAGCTGCGTGCCATCCGCCGTAAACGTGAGAATAAACAACAATAACAACCATTTAATTTTTAATTATGGACCTGAAAGAACAATTAAAAAGCCTGTCCGCCCAGGACAGGAAGGAGCTTTTGAAACAGCTCCAGCA